CCAGAGTACGAACCAACAGTGTCGTTGAGTCCGTAGATGAGTGGTTCCACAATCTTCGTTCCGCCGTTAAGCATACGAATGCGGCCCTTTTCCATAAGGGTGTAGGTCAACGGACGTGCAGTGAATACGTTGTCCGTGAGGGTCTTGCGATAGTTCGCAAGAGTTGTTGTTAATAGATTGTCAAAGTTGCTATTCGCAGCCATGTGATTTTCTCCTTGGGTTAAGCGTTAAGCATGTTGACGCTTTGCAGCCTCAAATGCTTCTCGCAATGATGTAATTGGTTTTGCAGATACATCCGCACTGGCAGCTGAACCGCCACTACTCACAACTGAAGCCTGACGCTTGGTTTGCACAACCTTGGCACGGTCCTCTTCAGCCTTAGCTTGAAGTTGCCGAACACCCACAGATTGTTCATACACTCGGTCAAACGCCACTTGCTTGTAAACCGACTCTAAATCTGTACTTCCCAAAGCCAAAGCTTTGGCAACTACTTCGTTAGCATCGAAGTCTGCACCGTATCGTTTCGTCAACATCTCAACAGTCTTTTGCAACTCATCCATGGCTTTATCTTGTTCAAAAGCCATAACTCGTTGCTCTAACAGTCGGTACTGCTTCTCAACAGGGTCTGCATACAGTTCTTCATCCGAAGTTGACTGTGCTACACCGTAATGTTGTTTAAGCAGTTCTAAGGTCGCAGTAGGGTCCTTCTGCAAAGCTTCTTGCAGAGCACCACCAAATTGAACTTGTCGCCGTTGCTCACTGAGTTCCTGTGTCTTGCGGGTATAATCCGCTTGACGCTGGTATCCAGAAAGCGCCTCTTTAAGTGATACTTGAACTTCTTTACCATCAACTTGCACCGAAACGTATTTGTCGCCGTGCTCATCAACAGGAAGCAATTCAATTTCTCGCTCACTGAGACTCTCAATTTCTTCAATCGCTTCAGTTATTTGTCCTTCGGTTTCTGCCTCGGGGATAACTTCTTCTACTGATTCATTGCTTACTACTTCACTCATGGAGTCCTTTCAAGGGGTTGCTCTATAGTTATGGTTTTATCGTTACATTTGTGGAGGCATACCAGGTGGCATACCCTGTGGCATCTGAGGTGGCATGCCAGGAGGCATGCCGCCAACCTCAGGAGGCAAACCTTGAGGTGAAACTGGAGCAGGAGCCATCTGAGGCTGAATCACAAATGATTCCGCCGAACGAATACCAAAACCATCTCCAAGTACATAAGCAGCAAGCTTTGGCATGTCAATGATTCCAGCACCAGCAAAAGGAGCCATCGCATCTACGACCTGCATTGCCATCTGTCGCCTAAACGACTCGTTTTGCGGCTGAGTAGAACCAGCCTCAACCTCAAAGTCAAACTCACCCTGAACAGATGCACGGTCAAACGTCAACCATAACTGAGGTTGCACATTGCCGGACAAACGAACAACTTGTTCACCTTGCAAAAACTGCTGCGCAATCTGTACCAACTTCTTGGCAACATCTGCAATAGAACGCTCAACAATAGCCAACTTGTCAGCAGCACGAGAATTAGATGCATCCTGAATAATGCCAGCTTCCGTCGCTGTGCGACGAATCTCAGGAAGAGCACCACGTGCGTAATCAGAAATACCAGTAACACGGTTAATGTCATTGGTAATCAATTCAGACTGATTGTAAAACTCGGGAGGGTTAATAACAGCCGGCATTGGACCTACGACCGAAGAAATAGATTCATCGGAAATCACAGGGACCATAACATTGTCCTCATCGGACTCAAGAGCCGACCTACCGTCGGCATCAAATGCCGACTCCTTGTAGAGCCACTTGCGAGAATAACGCTTACGATGATTCATCATCTGTGTACGAGTTTGATTCAATTCTCGTTGCAAAGGCTCAATAGCCTCAAGTTCGCCCATCGGATAAAAATGACCAGGAACATCATAGTTCCTAATCATTGTAAAAGGATGACCAAAGGAAAACGGAATCTCCATCGGAGAAACCAAAAATGAATCAGAACCATCACAAAAAATAGACATGGTATTACGTTCAATATCGTAATACTCCCAAATCTCTACATAGGAATAATCAGAAGACTGAGGACGACGAGGCTTGCCGGACTCCATACCCCACTTAGAATAATGAGAAGGACTAGCGTCAGCACGAGCCTTGGAACGATAACGCTTGTCACGTTTTACATCTTCAAGGGGTCTACGCACACGCTGTGCAATCCATCGAGCATCTTTCATCGATGTGGCATCAGCATCAACATACATATCGAAAGGGTCAATACGCTCAACAAAAGGTCTGTCCTCTTTGATAATCATCGTTGATTCAGTTACAGACTCTGGAGTAGAACTACTCAAATCATCAGCAGACTCATAAGAACCAGGCACCGCCTGTTCTTCTTCAACAAAACGATAACCAGTCTTTACCCAACCATGACCAATAATCAAAAAATCCTTAATAGAACGACGAAACTCATCTTGACACTCAAAATGTCTCCACCAATAATTAATAATCTCTTCAGTAATAATGCTGCGGTCTTTATCATCGTAATTACGAGCATTAACGGTTATCTTTGGGAAGTTCACAGAAACAGATGGGCTCAAAACGTTAATAGTCGCAAAAGCGATATTAACCAACAAACGGTCTTCGGCAGAATCCACAAAGTATTGCTTGCCACGATACACGTCAACCATACGCTTCCAAAGGTCATCAAAACTATCTTCACGTCGCCACCTAAGTGACTGTTCGATATTGTCCCGATACATATTGAGTAAATCATAATTAGATTTGCGAGCCATTAGTCCTCTTTCTCAACACTGTCTTTAACACCATCATGCCAACCAATATGCCCATCAATTTTGCTAGCAACTTTGTCCACCTTATTACCAATGACCCGTAATAAAATGCGCCCTTCGTTGTGCTGGTCGGTATTCTCTTTTCGGAGTCGTTGTAGTACGACGACAACTGGTCCCATGATGACTGCGACGACAATGGGAACCCAGACTGGTTCCACGTCACACCCACCGTTGCCCAACTGGTTCAGCCTTTATACCGGCTGACTCAGCTTGTCGCATCTGCTCACGCTGACGCTCAACAACCGTAGGTCCATGGAAATCCTCTTTGCCATAAGTAAAACCCCATCGAATACCTCTAATGTGGCATTTAAAGCAAATAGAACCCCTCTTAGGGAGTTCTGTCTCCATAAACGTAGATAGACAGTCCAAACAACGAAATTCTTCCATAACTATTAGAGTGTTCGTTACTTTGAAACGCTAAAAGAACCGATTGGCTCAGTTTTCTTAACAACTGGCTTCTTAATGTGCTGTTCCCACCAACCAAGAGTGTTCTTCCTAATAGTTATGTTCGGTTTATACTCAGGAAGCCAAACATACTTCAACATCTGATTGGTAATCGCCAAAGACATAACACGGTCATCATGAGGAGAGCCATGCATCTTGCCATTGGCTTCACGCACAAATGTACGCAATTCAGCCATAGTCTTAGCGTCATACAGAGAAAGACTCTCATCACGAATAGCAGCGTTCAGTTCGTCAATAGCCAAAGGCTTTGACACAGCAGTAGTTCTCCAACCAAGAGTCTCGCTAATCTGTGGATTCCGATGGTTCATCTTTCGTTGACGAAAGATGTTCCTGTAGCCAGACCTTTGCAAACCCTTCAACGTAGTGAGGCCGTGGTTGTTGGACTCAACACCAATCAAAGCAGAATTGTAATAATGTCCAATCTGCTTCAAAAACTCTTCGCCAAAAATATCAGGGTCTACGTGCCCATGCCAATGCGCAACAACCATGCCGGTATCAGCAGAAATAACATGAGCAGAACTAAAGTCTCCATGCCCCAAACCTTCTGCAACGTCCGCTCCAATCACGTAAGTCTCGCCTCGTGCGGGATAATCCCAAATAGCTAAAGCTCCACCATCTTCATAAAAGTCATAGTTGTTGCGACCAGATGATGCCTTCAAATATCCACGGTCAGGTTCAATCGGTTCAATCAGTCGTATTGCTTCAAGGTCAAAGACCGGACGACCAGAACGAATAAACGCTTCGTCAGGGTCATCAGGATATTCTTGTGCCATCTGCCAATCAGGCAAGTCTGCCTTCTTGGCGTCGTACCATGCTTGGTCACGGTCTCCAGCAGACCAAGGAAAAAAGATTCCAGTAAACCGATTGGTTCCAGTTTGAGAGCCAACCCACAGTTCATGGAATATATTCCCTTCACCGTTGGCTGTGCTCAAACAGTTCACACGTCCACCCACATCGGCAATCGGTTCAATGGATGCCCAAGCTTCAGCAGCGTTAGGAATAAACGCCATCTCGTCAATGAACACTCGATATACAGATTCTCCACGAGCAGGGTCATTACCAGAAGGTAATGACTCAATAGCAGAATCATTAGCAAACACCATCTTCAATTGGTTATCGGACAGCAGGTCAGGCCCACGCTGCCGAACCCAGTTCGGCATCATCTTGTAACCGTACTTAGTTTTCTGTAGCAACTTGGCTGCTTCACGCTCTGTGCGTGAAAGCATTACAGTAAATCGGTCAGGCCAAAAGAATGTTTCCCAAAAAGTAAATGTAGCCGCCAGAGTAGAAAACCCAATCTGACGTGCTTTTAAAACAATCGTGTATCGGTCCTCAATCCAACATCGCACAGTTTCAATCTGTGCTTCACGCATGTCAAACTTGATACGACCACGCTCAGGATGTCTAATGTGCCAATAAGACGAGCAAAAGTGCGAAAATGCAGCCACCAATTCCTCAGTGGTTGCATTCTCTGGACCTTTACACTTGCGCCACTCCTTCTCATTAAGAAGGTCGGTTAATTCCATACTGGAGTTACCTTTTTTTCGTCTGCCTAGCAAACATTTCAAGCTTCTTCTTTTTTTCGTATTTTAACTTACTTTCACGATATTCTTTTTGGGCTGTAGGCGTATTTTTTAAACGATATGGCACGTTTCCTGAGCGATTCGGGTCTTCAGGAGACATACCGCCTCGCCCATCATTAATTTTGGGCTTCAACATTGATTTGGGCGCAGCCTTCTTGACTAATTTGACAGGTTTCTTAGCAGCCATTACTTTGCAACCTTTGCTGCAGCCTTTTTGGCTGCAATCTTCTTAGGAGTAGCACCAAACGCTGAATCAATTTCATCTTTAGTAAGAACACCATCAATGCTTGCCTTAGCAAGACCTTCAACAACCTTGAAAATAGACACTGCACCAGCAATCAATGCCGACTTCCACACTTCCAAGTCAGGAGCAATTACTGCAGCACCAGTGACAACGCCCAAAGCGTTAGTCAGAAACAATGCTACAATTCGTCCTGCAATGTCTTTTGCCTTATTCATTCTTTTCTCCTAATAGTGCACCAAGTAGATGAATCGCAATTGCGACCAACGTGATTTGTACCCCAAATACCCGTGTTGAACCTGACAGCGTAATCAACACCATTCCAGTGCCGGCTAGAGTCCAGGTCAAACCATGGATTTCAGAGAGTATTTTCTTCACACCTATAGTGCTGGCTGTTACTTAACCCTGCGTTGCCCTGCTGCAACGGTGGCTGCCCCAGCAGCAACCGCTATAAGCGTCCTGCGAGTGTCTACAGGGACATTAGAACCAATTGGGACGTAATCACCCAAACCATCATCAAATACGTTGATGGTCTTTTCAAACGCCTTACGAACGGTTACAGGTGCCTCTTGAACCGCCTCAACCAAAGCATCTAGTTGGGTGTTATCTAATTCGGTTACATCCAAAGTTTCAAAAATTTCCTCTGCTTGTTCCGAGGTGACAACCGCAAGCACATCTGGGTTAGATGCCAGTTCTGTTGCCTGCTCTGGTGTTACTGCGGTAGTAAGAATTTGCTCAATCAGTGCTACCGCTTCTTCAGGTTCTAGGTCTGCAATAGATTCCACAACCATGTCAAACTGTTCTTCCGTCAAAGACACATCTTCACTGGCGTCCTCTAAAGCCTCAACCAGTTCAGGTGGCAGTTCTGGAATCAAGTCAATTGGCAAGGTTGCAGGGGGCTCTGGCATTGTGTCTGGTGGCAATTCAATTGTGTCAGGTGGTCCTGGCAGTTCACCGACAAACGGTAGCGTTTGCGGTGGCTCAATAGTAGGGTAAGTGTCAGGAGGTAGTTCTAATGTTTCTGGTGGAAATGTTTCAATCTCTGGTAACACAGGCACTGTCTCTGGCGGGTCTGGTTCAACTATTTGTGGCGGAGGAACCGTTGCTAGCGGTTCTGGCATTGTCGGTTCTGGTTGCGGGATATAAATTATTTGAGGTGTCGTAGTAGTTGACACGTTTACCACAGGCACAGTCGTAGAGAGTGCAATAGTAGAAGTGGTCGTCGTTGTAGTCGTGAATGTTGTTGTGGATTCCCATGTTGTGGTTGTTTCCTGAACCGTAGTTGTTGTTGCTGTATAGGTGGTGGTAAACGCCGAGTCGGGAACGATAGCCCATCCCTGATTGTTGATATTCCAGGCGAGCATTACGCATGTTGACCCGCCATCTTCGTACATCCAAACATCCAAAGGATGGCTGTCTGCACTAATGTCTATCTGTCCTGATGCCATCCATGTGCAGTGCTGGTAGTTCCAGTTGCCCCACTCGTTCCCGCCGATGTCAATGATGCCACCGTCATCTGTTGCATACCAAAACTCAATCGTATTATGTTCCGGTATCTCGATGAAGCCTGTCATGTGAACCATGAAGTAGTCAACAGTGCAGTCCTCAAACGGTTCACCGTTGTAGTTACGGTTGACGTTGTTTTCCACTTCACTACCGCAAACGGTATAGATGTCATCTGACCGTGTGGGAGGTACGGTATCTATTGCGTAATAAGTAGTCTGTAGCCCTGCTACTGGTTCAGCGTTGGCTTGCGGCGCAAACAACGCCAAGATTGCCACAGGCGCAAATATCAGCCAACGACTAAAACGCATCTCTTTTACCTATTTTGGAACGAACATCGTGCATACCCAGTAAGCCATACACGGAATCATCCTCTGGGTTCACGGTCACAACATTGTTTAAGTCGTGCTGAAAAGGCTCTAAGTGTAGAAACTCATAAATACGGCTTAACTCACTGTTGGCATCGTTGACTAAATCATCGTAACTTACAAACAAAAACTCGCCTTTATTATTTTCTTCAGCGTATTGGACACCTTCAAGCGAACGCATTAACGGTTCAGAATGTGGTTCAATAAACTCCGACTCATCGTAATGTCTATTGTTTGCTTCAAACAAATTTTTAAACGATTCCAATATATCTTCTACACCTCTTGTCATAACAATTATTTTTGGTTCAGAAGTTATGTACCTTCTAATTAAATCTATGTTTGCTGGCAAACACCATGACCTACATTTATCAACAATAATTGGTCTATCAGTATTAGAGTAATAGTCAATTGGTAAAGAACGCAAAATGGTTGTTGAAACATCTGTTCTGCCAGAAGCCTGCAACTGTTCCGACAAAGAACATGACTGTTGAACATCCCACATTATTTGGCATAATGCAGAATTACCTTCAGTGTGGATTAAGGGGTTTTGATAAAGTATTGAACCCAATAATGTTGAACCGCTACGAGGTAAACCGCTTAAACCAATAAAGGTTTTCAGAAACTAATCTTCTCTGGGTGGTTTTGGTGGTGCAACAAAAACATCATTTGTTTCATCATATGTCATCCCGACACCAGCATAAACTCCTCGTATGTTTCCGTTGTATGAGGTGCGTTTGCATGTTTGTCCACGAATCAACGAATACGCTTCTTCCCAATTAGAAACACCATCCACAATTTCCCATTCATCACGACCAACGATAACTTCAGTCACAATATTGTTTTCATCCAAAAATGCGTAGTGTGCCATTACCAAGTCACCGAACCCGTACCACCAGTAAAAACAAAAATCTTATATCCACCAGTTGTTGTGGTAGGTGTCAAACCTCCACCACTTTTAACCAATGTACCCGAAATAGAAATAGGATTATCCAAAGAATCGGCATAACGCAAAATAACAATTCCTGAACCACCCGCCCCGCCATTTCCTGGAGGAACTCCATCAGGCGTTGAACCAGCACCTCCACCACCGTTGCCTGTGTTTGCACTACCTGCTGCACCATTAGAACGAGTGTGTTTTGTTCCACCACTAGCACCAGCAGCATAAGTTACTGCACTACCACTAATGGAATTTGATGCGCCACCGCCGCCTGCTGCCCCAGGGGTACCACCAGCAGTGGAGCCAACACCTCCGATACCACCACCGCCACCACCGCCGCCATAAGGGTTTGGAGTACCAGTTCCACCGTTGTTTCCCTGACCACTTGTTCCAGCACCACCGCCAGCGTTGCCACGACCACTACCGCCACCCGAACCACCAGCACCACCAGCGTTGTTGGTTCCACCGCTTGACCCTAAACCTCCAGCAACCGAAGTTTGGGTAGAAAACACAGATGCGTTACCAATTAAACCCGAAGCACCTCCAGCACCAACAGTTACCGTGTATCCCGTACCAGCAGCAACAGTTAAACCAGTAGTAGTGTCCGTCAAATAGCCACCTGCTCCGCCGCCGCCGCCAGCAGCAGCACCGTAGTCGCCACCACCGCCTCCTCCTCCACCAGCAACAACAAGGTATTGCACTAATGTTGGGGTGGTTGCACCGCCACCACCACGCCAATAGTCATTAGCCTGATTGGTATTGCCACGCCGACTGCGTGGTGCCAAAGCACCACCGCTAACCGCTGTGCCACCTGAAGTGTTCCGAATAAAACTAGGCATCTACGATGACCTTACGCTGTAATGCGGTTAACGTACCCGTAAACAACAATACTGGTATTGGTTGCAGCATAAGCCGTAATTACCTTTGCCGTAGCGTTGCCCTGAAGAATAAGACCTGGAACTACTAGATACAAACCGTTTTCAGCCTTAACAGTATATTCAATTTCGTTTGTACCAGCAGTTACACCACCATACTGAATGGTAAGTTTGCGGTCAGTCGTATCATAGTTGACTGCATACAACCAAACCTCATCAATTGTGGTTGCTGTTGTAGAACCTGTGTGAATGGTTGGACCAGCGACACCAGACGAACCAGAGTTAATCAATAACCCTAAACCGTTTGCCGTGCCGCTGAGTGCTATCTTGCTGAATGTTGCCATATCTTTATAACCTTTCGTTACCTAAATAGTAAATATATCCTGCTCAACCGTGTCGTAACGGTTGAATACCTGTAGTTCCAAGAACTCCTCAAAGTCGCCTGTATCAAAATTCTCAATGTCAAACTGAACTGGGTAAACATCCACAAAGTAACTATTGAACAAATCACCTAGAGTCTCACCTACTGCACCCTCATCCTTGAGAAACTGGTATGCCAATGTGCCACGGTATTCCAAGCCCTTTTCAGACCAGAACGTATACAGCAAGTCACCAAGGGTCTGACCGGAATCAGGATACGCAACTGACAATGCCTCAAACATTGCATCGTTAGTCGTTGCCATAATCCCTCAATTCAAACGTCACCATTTGCTTCTTGTCATCTACACCACAAATCGGACAAAGCCAGTCAGTTACCTGAGGAGGATACTCCTCACCACAATCAGGGCAGGTCAACAAAATCAAACAGCCCTCAATTTAACCCGACCAGCCTTCTCACGTTCTGCGATAGTGGCAATCAACGAATCCAACTCGGCATCCGTCAAATCCACTGTCTTCTTATTAGAGCTAATCGTTACTGATGGCGGAGCCATCCGATTAGTCGCTTTCAAATACAGTTCAGCGGATTTGGTATCACCTTCCAGGG